GACAAAGCCTTAACAAACATTCTGAGAAAGTCGGGACTGATCAAGCTACGTTTTGCTCCATTAGGAGGCAGATAGAATGCGAGTCAAGATTAAGAAAGACAAGAACAACATTCCGAAAGCTCTCCGAAACATTCGAGAGCTAAACAAGAAAGACACCGTTGTCGGCTACCACACGAAAAACCACACCGAAATGGTAGCAGGTGTTCAGGAGTTTGGGGCTACAATTCCTGTCACTGATAAAATGCGTGCTTACCTAGCCTCTCAAGGATTGCCTTTGAAAGCTTCCACGAAGACGATTACAATCCCAGAGCGTGCATTCATCCGCACAGGCTTTGACCGTGGTGTAGATGATGTTGTGAGACTTGTAGAGAAGCATATCGACGAAGCTATCGCAGGTTCTCTACCAGCAAAAGTCTTCCTGCACATGATAGGAGACGAAATGCGTGACCAAATCAGAGATCATGCTGACGATCTTCGAAGCCCTGCGAACCATCCGTTCACAGTCGAAGAAAAAGGAGAAAATGATCCGCTTGAAGATACAGGCCATATGCTTGACTCAATGGAGGTGAGAGTGAAATGACAAAGCATTTTCAGTTTAAACGACTTATCGATAAATACTCTGTCCCGTTCACTGTCCAGAGATCCTCAGAAGGCTACTATGACGAAGATACAGGCGAATATGTAGAAGGCATTAATGAATCGATTGAGATGAAAGGAGCTATCGTTCCTATCAAATCAGGACAGATTTATAATAGCGGCGGCCGCTTAACCTTTGATGACCGTATCTTGTATGTCTTGGAGCCACTTGAGTTTAAGACACGTATCCTCTATAACGGAAAAACGTACTTCGTAGAAGAAGCAGAAGACTTTTTTGCATACACAGACTTTCATTACTACATCTTAAAGGCGGTGAGCAGCTTTGCTGGAACTGAACAGCATCCGCACTCCCCTTATTAGAGGACTGAAAGGATACACAGGAAACACCGTCATCATGGCTGACCAATCTGGTAAGCCTCCACAATTTCCTTACTACACACTCAAATTCTTGACCATCGGAGAAACAGTCGGACAAGCTTCTGAGACGTCCGTTGGCGACGAGATAACGAAACATCAAGTATTAGAGCTGCATGTCTCCATAACATCGTTCAGCAACAAACTAGACGAATCTTTTGATAATGCTTTCAAAGCCCTTGAGTGGTTCAGAGGCATCGGTGCTTACGAATTGGAAGACAGCGGCATCGTCGTCGTTAATACGCAGCCAGTCTCGAATCGAGACACATTCATCAATATTGATTATGAAAGACGACATGGCTTTGATGTTCGCTTACGAGTGAAGTCAGAGACTAAATTAAACGTTGGCTATATCGAGCATGTTTCAGTCGATGTAGGCCAATAAAACTCAAAGTTAATAACATGATCTAGTTAAGAGAGCTATGCAAATGCATGGCTTTTTTATATGCCCGCGCTTCTGAGGAAACGAAGGAAGAAGCGGCAAAACAATTCAAAAATCTATTTAAATCATAGGAGGAACTACAATGCCATTACAAGATGTAACTGTAACAATTGACATCAAAAAACCTTCCGCTTTAATCGGTCTAGGTGTACCACTTATCCTCACAAAAGATGAAAACGCAGACGTACCAACTTACAAAGAGTACTACAATATCGAAGGCTTACAAGAAGACTTCGAAAATACTGACGCTGCTTACAAATATGCAGCAAAGATCTTTGGTCAAGGCAATAACAGACCAGCAAAAGTTGCAGTAGCAACATACAACGGTGACACAGTTACTGCGGCTCAAGCATTAGAACAATTCTTCTACAATGACTTCTATTTCGTTCTATTAGCGAATGGTGAGCAAGCTGAAAAGATTGCTTTAGCTGATATCGTTGAAGCAAACGGTGTAAAAATCGCTGTATTTGCGACTGACAGCGAAGCAGAAGTTGCAGCTTTCAGCGCGAAGAAATACGACCGCGCAATCAACTTCTTCCATGCTGATTTAACAGAAATCCCAGAAGCGGCTTTAGTTGGAGCTGTAGGTTCTAAACCAGTTGGTTCTGTGACTTGGAAGTTCAAAACATTAGCTGGTGTGACTCCACAAGAATACAGCGGTGGTAAATTACAAGACCTTCACTCTAAAGGTGCAATTGCTTACGTAACAAAAGCAGGCATCAACCAAACGTCTGAAGGTATCGTGGTGAGCGGTGAGTACATCGACGTAATCCACGGTAAAGACTGGATTCGCTTAAACGTTGAGCAACAAATCCAACGCTTACTTTCTTCTTCTGAGAAAGTTCCATTCACTGATGCTGGTATCGCTCAAATCGAATCAGTGGTAACAAACGTAATGGAGACAGCTGTACGTAACGGCATCATCGCTACAGATGTAGATGGTCTTCCATTATACAAAGTCAATGCTTTAAGCCGCGCTGAAGTGTCTGCTACAGATCGTGCAGCACGTAAATACAACGGCTTAAGCTTCGAGTTTGAGTTAGCTGGTGCAATCCATGAAGCAGCAGTGAAAGGCGAAATCTTAATTTAAGGTTTCGCATTTTCTATTAAACTAAAACATTTTTAGGAGGAATTATAATATGGCAAATACAGGACATACCGCAATTTATGACGCTAGGAAAGTAACGGTAACAGTTGATGGTAAATTCATCACTGGCTTTGGAGAAGGAACATTCGTAACGGCTTCTAAAGACGAAGACGGCTTCGAACATACTACATCAGCTCAAGGTGACGTTGGTATTGCTGTGCGTAACAACACAGTAGGAACAATCGAAATCACACTGAACCAAACTTCACCATCTATCAACTTCTTAGACCAATTGGCTGCATCTTTCAAGATGGTTCCTGTTTGGGTTATCTCAAACAACGAAGTAAAAGAAAAGTCTGGTGGGACAATGGCAATGATTACAAAACCATCGGATAAGGAGTATAGCGACACGATCTCTGAACGTACTTACGAGATTAAAGTATTCGACTATACTTCAGGCAACCAATAAAGGAGGTTAGGCGGCTTCTCAGAGGCCGCCACTTCTATTTATGACTACAAAGAAGACACCAAATAAACGAAAACCGCCTCAGAAGCGGTCTAACAGTAAACAAGTAGTGTCCCACTTACAACAAAAACAAAACATTAAAGAATTGGAGAGATTTAGAATGGCAAAACGTGGAGAACAAAAAACAATCAAGGTTGAAGGAATCGAGTATTTATTACAACACCCAGGTCTATTAGAAAGCATCCGTATGCGTGACCGCTCTAAAAACGAAGCTGGTTCATTAATCGAGGAAACAATCTATCGTGAGTTAATGGAGAACGTTATCTTCTTAAAAGAAGGCGGCAAAGTGGACTTCGAATACTTCGAAGAAAACCCAGGCTTCACAGATGTAATGAAAGAAGCTATGGAGTTTGTATTTAAATAAGAATGTATAAGAGGCGGCCTCCGGGCCGTCTTTTTATATCCAATCATGGCAAGGATTGGAGGGATGAAAATGCCTAAGCCAATAAGACAAAAGGTAGTCGAAATTGAAGGATTTAAATACATCTTTCGTCATCCAGGCTTAATAAATGCAATCAAAATGGATGAGAACACCAGAGATGAGAATGGCATAAGGAGCTCTGAAGCGTTTTACAACGAATTAATGGAGCACATCATCCGTTTAGAAGATGGCAGTAAAGTTGACTTCGAATATTTTGAAGAAAATCCAGGCTTTCTAGAAGTAATGTCAGAGGCGGAAGCATTCGTTTTCGAACAACCTAAATCGAATCGTTATTACAGAGAAAAAGCGAAAAAACGTGGACTAATGTGGCGATTAGTCATAGAAAAAATAATTGATTATGAAACAGCTTTAGAGATGACGCTAGACGAAATCTATGAAGCTAATGCAGCTTTAGATATTCATATTGAGAACGTGAACAAGGCCAACAAAAAAGGGGGCCGTAAATAATTATGCTTCGCGACTTATTAGTAGAGGTTGGCGTCGATGTTGATAGCCATCCCTTAAAAGAACTAAATAGAGAAATTAATGAACTCGTAAGGCGCTTGCGTAAAGTAGACGCCGACCCAATAGAGAGTTTAAACAAAGAATTCTCTGATATGAATCGTTCAATTAGAGAGACAAATAAAAATCTAAAAAGTACAGACAGGCATCTGATCAGTCTATCCAGAACGATTAACAGGATAAATACAGAACGCATCACAGAAGGATTTTCAGAT